ATCATTAACGATATGCCTGAAACACAAGAGGAAAGAGACTACATCTACTCTCAGCTTAAGGCACAGTACTCTGGATCTACAAACTCTGGAGAGGTATTCTTAGTTTTTTCTAACGGAGAAAACGGAGTACAGATTTCACCAATCGAAACCAACAACTCTGACACTAAATGGAACGAGTTTATGGAAATCGTTCGTAATCAAATTCTTGTCGGTCACCAAGCTACTAATCCAATCCTATTCGGTGTTGCTACACCAGGACAACTTGGAGGTAGGACAGAACTTATCGAGGCTTACGAATTGATGATGAACACAGAGATCAAGCCAACACAAAAGATGTTCGGAGAAGAACTACAAAGAATCCTAAAGCTTGATTTTACGCCAGAGTTCGAAGATACTCCGCCGATCACTTATGCATTCTCTGAAAACATTATGGAGAAAATTTTAACGCAAGATGAGATGAGGGAACTAATCGGGTATGGTCCTATCGGTAATCAGGATTCAATTCAAGAAACAATTGATACGAACGAAAATAACGCACAATAATGAATCAGGTACTTTTTATCTCTGAGGCTAAGCTTAAGCAGAATGCAGACATTTTAGAGAATGTCGATGCCTCTTATTTACGTAATGCTATTCTGAAGGTTCAAAGAACTAAATGTCTTGGTGTGCTTGGTTCAGATCTTTATAATAAGATAGCAGATCTTATCGTAAACAACACGATCAACCAGTCGGCTAATTCAGTCTATAAGAACCTGCTTGATAATGAGCTACAGCAGTCTATTATACAGTTTGCGACAGCAGATTTATTCTTGAACGTGTCTTACAAACTAACGACCAAAGGGGCTTTACAATTTGACAACGAAAACTCTACAGCTCTTGATCTTCCGACTATCAAATACATGGTCGGACGCTACGAGGATAACGGAGAATATTGGTTGGTCCGAATGAGAAACTACTGTACTCAGTTTGCTAAGCAAGGAGAGCTTCCTGAATACCAAAACCCTGACTACAGCGACGATAGAACTATCGCTCCTGATAAAAGAACACCTTGGTATAACTCGATCTATATCAAAGGTACACCTTTCGGTAAGGACTACTGGACTTACAATGATAATTTACCAGCTAATCCTGACCAATGAAAAACTTAATAGATACCACGTCACACGTGATTACAAATGAACCACTCATACCAGCTAACCTCGTTGTCCTCGGTGTAACCACCATGGACATAGAGATGTTGTTTAAGATTGTTCTAACGGGGCTAATGATAGTTCTGACCGGGATCAAGATTATTAAGGAAGTCAAATCAAACAAAAACCAGAAATAAGATTTCTGAACATATTTAAATAAGAAAGTTATACTATGAGCACAGCCAGCATAAAGATGCTTCAATCAGCTACAGGACCAGCTACTCCTTCAGCAGGATATGTTACCTTGTGGGCATCAACAGACGATGAATATTACATAACCAAAGATACTGGTGTTACTGAAAGACTCAGAGGAACATCAGGAAGTTCTGGTGTAAACGGAACGTCAGGAGCCGAAGGTAGTTCTGGTACTTCTGGTAGTTCTGGTATAAACGGTACTTTAGGTAGTTCAGGTTCTTCAGGTTCTTCAGGTTCTTCTGGGGTTAACGGTACCTCTGGGGTTAACGGAACATCCGGGGTTAACGGTACTTCTGGTTCAGCTGGTACTTCAGGAGTTTCTGGAAGCTCAGGTGTTAGTGGATCGTCAGGTTCTTCAGGATCATCAGGTTCTTCAGGGGTTAACGGTACTTCAGGTGTTAATGGAACATCCGGAGTTAACGGAACATCTGGTTCAGCTGGTACTTCAGGAGTTTCGGGAAGCTCAGGGGTCAGTGGTTCTTCAGGTTCATCAGGTTCTTCAGGAAGCTCTGGTATAGACGGTACATCAGGTATTGATGGTACTTCTGGTATAGACGGTACTTCTGGTATCAATGGAACTTCTGGTATCAATGGAACTTCAGGTTCTTCAGGTAGTTCAGGTTCTTCAGGTACCTCAGGAACAGTAGGACCTATCGGACCTCCATCTGGTGCTCGTAATGGATTTGTTTCTAACACACCAGGTACTTCAGTTACTGGTACAACTTCGGAAACTATTACCAGAACAGTACTAATCCCAGCAAACAGTTTTCAAGCAGGAGATTGGTTGGTTCTAAATCAATTATTCCAAAAAGTAGGAACATCAGGATCTTGTACAACTAAGCTTTACGTTAACACTTCAGCTGCAATAGGTGGTATTCAGATATCTCAGGGTTCAATGAGTGCTACTTCTATAACTCAAAACCTAATACGTAACATTAATATACGTACTTCAGATGGTTCAGGATTAGGAACTTTACCTACCCAAACTGGAACTACCCTTACTAATACAGATTATAGTAATCTTACATCAAGTGCTGGAGCTGGAGTTGCTTTAGCAATTAACTGGACAATAGATCAATATCTTGTCTTTACAGTAACAAATGCTAATGCTGGTGACAGTTCTTTCTTATCTGCTTACTCTTTGATGACAACTTCAGGAGCTAAAGGAGCTACTGGAGAAAACGGAACATCAGGAATTTCAGGAACATCAGGAATCTCTGGTACTTCAGGTACCTCAGGTGTTGGTCTCGGTCTAAGTGCTAAGAACTATTACGTAACTGCAGCAGATGTAACTTATTCTGCACCAAATGATGACATTGTAATTTCATTTACAGATCCTTTTCTTACTACAAGCTATTCAGTAGATTTCCAATATCAGTACGATCCAAGCCAACCAGAATGGTACGATTTTTCCGGACTTCTCGCTAACTGGCTCGTTATTAACAAAACAACTTCAGGGTTCACACTAAGAAATCAGGGAGCAACAAACATTCCAAGTGTTTACCCGAATTTCCAAGGTTACATACAAGCTATAGCAACTGGTGAAACTGCAGTACCAGGCCAAGACGGATCTTCAGGTACTTCAGGTACCTCAGGAGTCAATGGAGCTACAGGACCTCAAGGAGCTACTGGTGAAGGTGGAGGCGTAGGAGCACAACAAAGAATCGGTAACTTTAACGGAACTGCTACTCTTTCTGGAGGATTCTACGAAGCAGTAGTAGACTACACATCTTATGGTTATGCTGACATGCCAAGTAGCAACTACGAGGTCATGATCACTTACCAAGGTGGATCTAACAAAGATTTCCTTTTCGCTGCTACCAACGTTTCTACAACAGGATTCACAATCAGATCTGCTGAAAACTTTTCATTCGAAGATGTGGGTTGGTTAGCAATCCAAGCCGGAGAATGGTATGCTTATTCTTCTTCTGGCTCTTCGGGAACTTCAGGAATAACTTCTATTCAAAACGGAGCTGGAGTATCTTCTTTACAAACTAACAGTTCTTTAACAACTGCACCAGCATCAGCAGCTGGAGCATGTGCTATAGCAATTGGTAACGCTTCCACTTCAGGTTCAGCTAACGGTATTGCTATCGGAAATGGAGCAGTTGCAGGAGCAAACGGAATCAATATTGGTAACGCGGTTACATCTTCAGTAGATGATGCTATCATCATTGGTAAATCGATTACTAACCCTCACTGTAGAGCGGTAACTATCGGAACGTCAAACACCCTTACTTCTGTAGGTAACTCGCCTACGTTAATAATAGGTTCTTGTCTTACCGTAGAGCAATGCTCTTCTTGGAACGGTACGACTTTCGGTTCTGTAAACATCGGGGGTTTCAACACTCACTCTAAAGCATCTGCTGGTATAGTTATTGGAGCTTGTAACACACAAGCTAATACAGTTGCAAGTAATGCTCCATACAACCACTCAGCAGCAGTTGGACACTGTAACGTTAACTACGCCAACTACGCATACCTATTTGGTTCTGGACAAATCAACTGCGGTTCTGGATCTAACATGTTTGGAGATCAAAACTGTAACTTCCAACAAAACCCAGCACAAATATTTGGAGCGATCAACTACCAATACTCTCCTTCATTCTGTGCATCTATCTTCGGTATGAGAAACAACTCATGTGGAGGTTCATTCAACTTAATTGCAGGAGCATGTAATAAAGCTTTCCAAGATTACAGTACAGTAGTTGGATGGTGTAACAACGGATGTCACACTGGCGCTGCAGTTTTAGGAAGAGGAATTACTACAGTCGCAGCTTGTGTTGCTCACGTCAACGCACTTTGGATTCAGACTGCACCTACATATGCTGACAATACTGCTGCTCTTGCAGGAGGTTTGGTAGCAGGACAAGTTTATAAAACATCAACAGGAACACTACAAATTGTATACTAACATGAAAAAAGGAGCTTTACTTACCCACGAACAATGTTCATTGCTTGCTGGAAGATACTATAGAGATCTCGATCACTTTCTTTACGACCAAGATTCCTCAGGTAATTTTTACTTACCTGAGGAACAGATCTTACTCTGCGAAGAGCCAGATCACTTATGGGTCAAAGAATTGCCTATTGTTGAATACGCTTAACCTTCGAGGTTAAAATTCGAACCATCTGTACTCAGGTGGTACAGGACAATTCTCACCTAAATTTTCTATAGAATATTTAAAAATTGTGGCGTAATAGTCACAATTTTTTTGTAAGATAGAGTTAACCTCGTCAGTCGGGGTTAACCAGTTAAAAGACTTGTGATCGTAACCTAATCTTTTTTGTGACTCCTTTAGTGGTAAAAAAATGTGTGTTGGACCAGCATCTGGATTGGCTGCTCTTACGTGCATAGCATAAGAATCGATAGCAACCATTTCGTGAGCGTAATATGCTAAAGCCATAGCTTGTCTGCGGTTTAGTACATCTATACGTTGGTGAATATTCTTTAGCTCTGGAGTGTTAGGAACACACACGTGAAGAATGTAGTGTGATTCGTTAAATCTTGCTAAGTACTCTTCGAATTCTTTCTGTGGTGGATTTCTTGTCCAAGATCTTTTAGCAGCATCTGCTCCGCCTGTGGACTGGACAAACAATAAAGGTTTATCGATTTGGACCATAGAGTTAACCTCGTCTAATTCTGGTCCTGAAAAGTAAAGTTCTGGTAAATGGTTAAGACAATCGATTCCGAATAGATCACACCAAAGTTGGGTTAAATGGATTTCTTCGTTTCTGATCCATCTTGGATCCATGTAGGGATCGTGAGCAACCACATCATATTCTGGATTGCCATAAAATCTTTTCCATAAGTCTGGAGCTTGGAATGGGTAGTTACCGTCTACATTAGGATTGTGTAAAAAGACTTCCGGATAACCGCTAACTATGATCAGTTCTTGATCTGGTCTTTCCCTTTTAAATTCTCTGGCTACTGCGGTGGCCATAATACATTTACCAAGACCGCCATTTATATGGAGTACTGTTCCTTTCATTTTGTCATTTTGTTTAATATGGATTCAACTTCTAATTCTGGATATCTCTGACAAATGTCAAAGAGTTTCATTGTGTATTCTGCTGCTTGTATAGGATCGTTCCTAAGGATTGATTTGTGACCCCAGAGATGGATAAATTCTTCAGAGATGGTTTCGATGTTGGTTCCTTCATCTGAAGATTGCCATCGGACTATTCCAGCATCTATATCTGGTAGATAAATGTCCTTAATGTAATAGTCTGGAGTCACACCTTTCCATTTTAGATAGAGTGCAAGCAGTCTTTGTTCTGCGGTTACCATTAAAGAGTTAGCTCTAAACCTACCGTGGTAAGTGTTAGCCCTCATAAACTTTAATGACATAGCAGCATAATTTCTTCTTAGCTCTTCGTCAGGCCAATAGACGAGTGCACAGTTAATAGGTTGTGTACACAAATCCCATGGAATTTCTGTTTGCCAGTGTTCCCATAGATTTGGATAGACAGATTTTTCTTGAAATTCTCTATGAAAAACTGTTAGCTTTTCTTGATCAAATCTATCAACTTCAGAACTGATTAATAGATCTGTGTCGATGAATGCTAAATGATCTCCTGAGGCTTGTAGTTGGGCTGATATCTTTCCAGCTGCAAAATAGATTTTAGGATCGATTCCTTCCAGCAAAGAAACATCCAATTCCTCCACCTCATCATAGATGTCGGTAACCCCGATTTTTTTAAAGTATACGAGGCTTTTGGCATCTGCTATAAGGTTTACCTTGCCGTGTCTAATTTGCCACATTCTTGCGGAAAGTATTTGCATTAGGATTTCCCACTGAGTGTAGGCTTGTTCTCTTGGCGAATCCCAGACTACATGATAACCTGTCATCAAGATAAAATCTCTTCTATTTGTTTTTTAAGCTTATCGAACTCTCTACGTGTTAAACCGCTTCGTTCTTGTACCTCTTTCCAGGTAGCACCTTGCTCTCTCATCATGGCAAGTTCAACTATCCATGGATTTTGTGATGCTTCCGCGGTTAACGAGGTTAAGGCTTCGTCCTCGATTACTTGTTCTTCGTTATCCTCGTTAGCCTCGATCGTTTGTCCTAAGATCTTATCCCTCCAATAAGCCAATCTAACCTCAGCCTCTTGACCTGTGCTGAATGCTGTAGATTCCAGCTGATCGATGTAAAGACCTCTTTCTGTTTGGAGCTGTTCCTTGATCCATCTGATAGGTTCTGTTTCTACAGAATTCAAAGCTCTCATAGCTTCTTCTATGTGTTTTCTAACCACATGTTCTAATCTACGATCTTGTGTGATCCCAACGTAACCTATCTTTCCGGTAGTTGGATTGCTTAAAGCATAATAATAATACTGTGTAAATGTCATCGCCATTGATTGTGTTAATTTAGTACTGCCAAGTTTAATACAGGTTTCGAAATTTTCGATTGTCTGTTTGATATATATCCTTGCCCGGGAGATATTTTTTAGGTATCTGCCATTATCTGATTTTTGTATTTTTCTTTTCACACTCTCCCGGGCTTTTTAAACTTTATGGATTTTATAGAAAACCCTTCACATCTTTTTGAATGCTTTACGGGACCTGGAGATCCTAACCTCAGTTATTCTCATCCTAAATACCCTTTAGTAGTTTATGAAGGAGGCTATATGGAATCTTCTCTTGACGGCATAACCCTTTCTACACATCCGATAAATCCAGCCACTTTTCTAACAGTCAGCACTCATGTGACCCATGAATTTATCGTGAAATACCCAGATCTTAATCTGTCTTACAGATCAGCTATGAACTGTGCTCAGTTAAGACTTAGAGGAAATTCTGGATTGGCTTACGAAGCTTATCATAACATAATGCTGGGTGGAAACCAAAAGGTTCTACATCTAAATCATAATCCTTGGGACAAGAGAAAATGCAATCTTTTCCTACCTAAAGATCTGTCTAAGAAAGAACTCGAACATTATAAACAAGGTGCTGTAGATTTTTTAGACAAGACAATTAAGGAGATAGACAATAGGGCAAAAGCTGCTCGAGCAAAAGGCTTAGATGTGGATGGATATATAACTCAAATCGTTCATCAAAAATGGTTTAAGATCTGGAAAAAACGAGAATTCTATATTTGATTACACCGGCAGAATACACCATCATTACTGAAGTTTGCCATAACCTTTGCAGAGACAGAGCCTTGGTCGGTGATCTGATTCAAGAAATAACTTTAGCTTGGTGCGAGGTTAACGAGGATAAGCAGAAGAGAGTAAGAGACACAGGTTCGTTTAAGTGGTGGACCATTAAAACCACCAAGAACCAATGGCACTCAGTCTCCAGTCCGTTCTATGGAAAGTACCGAAAGAACCAGACCAAAGAGTGGGATCCTGACGTGCTTATTCCCGAAGAGGTGTACGACCATGAAGGAGACGAGATGCTTGCACTGTTAGAAAAGCACGTTAACACTTTATTCCCTTCCGAGTACAATATTATCCAATCCTATTACATTCACGGAATGACCATCATGCAGATCTGTCATCGTTTTGGCGTCGACAAAAACTTTGTCTGGAACATGATCAAAAGAGTTGGCCGATCTATCAAGCGTAAGATGGAGTGGGATTTGTATGGCTGGAACAAAGAACAAATGTCTGAGTTAGTGGTCGATTTTATTGGCCGTAAGAAGCTTAAGATAGAGGAGAGACAGATTATCTTAGACGTGCACAATTACGTGCATAAGGAGCGATTTAACAACGTGTACGATAAGGAAGAAATCAACAAGATTCTATCCCGAGTTGCTAAGACCCTAAAAATATAGGAACTTTTAAGATCTGCAAAATATAATCCATGAAGTACGTTCGCTAATTCTTACTTCGTTTTCATATTAAGTATTTTTTAAGAAAAGTCCCTGTAATTTTCAGGGACTTTTTTTTGTGAGGTAAGGGAAACCAGAGATTCCGTTTGATATATAAAGAAACAAATAATATAAACAATGGAACAAGAAGAACAATTTTTACCAATCCCAGGATGGGAAGGCAGATATTCGATAGGCAATCGAGGCACTGTTATTTCACATTTCGGAGGAAAAAGATCCATATTGAAGCACAAGATCACCAAACAAGGTTATCATTACGTTTCTTTAAGTCAGCGAGCCAACGAAACACCCAACATTAAATCGGTCGGAGTAGCAAGAGCAGTTGCCATGGCTTTTATTCCCAACCCTTACGATTACCCTGAAGTGGATTTCATTAACAACGATAAGAACGATCTAAGGGTAGAGAATCTTCAGTGGGTTAAGCACAGCTTCAACGTCAGGAAATCTCAAGCTTATGTCTATCGCGTATGGCACAAGGACAATCCAGACGAGATCTTTGTCTTTGCTTCTCGCAGACAGGTTATACAAAAGACCAAGATGTGGCAGAACGTTCTGATCAATTATCTGTACAGAACACCCGGTCAATACCACAAATCTGGTTGGGCTGTAGAGTGTGATAAGGTCAAAGGTTACTCTTGGGTGATGACAGCTCCTAATCAGGAAAAGCTAATTCAGTACCGTTGGCAAAACCTGTCCGATAAGGATATTGACAAATCCGAAGATTAGGATTTCATTTTTTTTAAACGAACTGAAATATTAATTTAGCAAAAATTTAAGAATTAGCATG